TATGCGTTATCACTGGATGATTAGACATGAAGACAACAGCCCAGATTCATTAAAAAAAGTATTTCAGGAATTAAATTCTTATGGGTATTATTCATGCATGCTCACATATCATTCTAAAAAAAATGATATGTTTATAAAATTAGCTAGATCTGTTGATCCTGAAATAAAACTAAAATATATAATTGCTATGAGAACTTATGCAATAAGCCCAGAGTATCTTGCCATGATGATAAATGGATTTAATGAAATAGCAAAAGATAAATTAATTTTTAATATAGTTTCTGGGGATATACATAAAGATGAAACTAGCATAGAAGACTTAGTAGACTCATCTTATCTTTTATCATCTCAAGATAGGGTGTCTTATACAGGGAAATGGTTAGAAAAATTTGTCAACATAGATATAATTAAAAACAATTTACCTAAAATGTTTATGAGTGGCACGTCTGAAAAAACTTTTAACCATTGTGAAAGATTTAACGGCGGAACACTTACAATGGTAGATTATTTTTTAGAGAATATTGATTTTTTTTCTAAGTTCAAAACAAAATGTGTTAGTTTACAGATATGCATAAGAGATACTGATGAAGAAGCTGAAAAAATTAAAAATGAAAAATATTCAGGAAACCAATTGAAATGGTGTTATTATTATTCTGAAAATACGCTAATTAAAAAAATAAAAGAATTAGAATCTTTGGGTGTAACAGATTTAATGATTACTGGATTGCAGGATGATCCTGAACTATATAGGGTTCATCAATTTGTTAAGAAAATGTCTGGAGAGTGAGATGGTAAATATAGTGGATTCTTGTGAAATGCCAGGGTGCGTGGGTCAGGCTCAGTATGTGACCTCCACAGAAACTAAGATAATTCAGGTCTGTAAGGACTGTTACCACAAAAAATACAAGAAATGATATAATTGATTTATAAGCGGACTTCTAGACCCGCTTAAATTAAACCTATAGGAGTAATAAAATGTCAGAAAACTTAGACGGCTTTAACAATACAAAGCCAGCAGGAACCACACCATGGCCTGCAGCATCACAATCACCAGCTTCTGGTGGAGACTTCGGCGCAGGACTTTCTTGGCCATCAGCAGAAGATAAGTCTACACAAGACGGATCTGGTCTTGGACAAGGTGGTAAGTAATAGTGTGCGTTGAATGCGGTTGCAATAATGTTGGCAGCCCAGTCGGTATTACACCAGTATCTTTAAGAGATATGACAAGCCAAGGCAATGCAGGATTGACACTTGGCATGACTGCATCACGTGAACAAATGGAAGAATTTATTGAAGAAGATCCAGTTCATGAAATGCGAGAAGGAACAGAGGATCCAGATTAATGTGCGTTGAATGCGGATGTGAAAAAGCGGAAGAGACTCAAAGAGAGTCTTCTAACAATGTAGTTACATCTTCTTCTATTAAAGGCAATTCAAATTAATGTCAGAAGATAACACAGTAACATCTGGCAGTGCTACAAAAAAACACCCAAATCAGGGGAAGTTTAAGCCTGCTGTAAAAATAGATAGAAATAAGCATGGAATTAGAAGAGAAACTAATATCCAACCAAAAAGGACTGGTAGAAAGAAAGTATAATGTCATCTGGTCAGTATAAGAGACGTGAATCTTTTAATTCTACTGTTATTAAAGATGGTAAAATTGTTAGGCTTAGAAAAGACGGAACAGTGAAAGCTATTCTTGATGAGTATAAGCCTAAACATAAAAATGTGTCAGGTAAACAATAGTTCAGACGAACTTACAGTAGATATAATTAAGTCTATTGATGATCAAATAGACATTATAGAAGATTTAGGATTATAAAATTAAATTTAGAAAACTTCTTGATGGGTCTGAAGTAGAAGATTTTGATCAGCCAATCAATATAATTATCTACACAAAAGCTCCTGCAAAATGGAAAATAATAGACATGGAGACTGGTCAAGAGTATGTTGGGAGTGCGACCCCGCACCCAACTTTTGCAGAAATATTAAGAAATAAAGTTTCTGCTGGCAGAATAGGGCAGTGGAAAAAAATAAAAGGAAGAAGTAAAAGTGTATAAACAATTATATTTTTTACATATTCCTAAAACTGCAGGAAAATTTATTTCTCATAACATTAAAAAATCCATAAACGATGATTCTAAATGCTATATAAGCACACATTATCCAAATAATAAAGAATTTTTAAAGAATAAAATTTACATTTCTGCACATGCTGGGACATTTGTTATAAATGAGATTCCAGAAATAGATGTTGCTACTATTGTACGAGATCCAATTTCAGCAAGGGCAAGCTATTTTAATTTTATATATCCTTTTTATTTAAAAGATAGGCCAGAATACAAAAATATTCATGAAGATAAACAAAAATTTTTGTATTATTTGTTTGAAGATAAAAATTTTTTAATTCATAATAACTATCAGTCCAGATTTTTGTGTAACTCTGCAGATGAAAAATCTTGGAATCTAAAAACATTTTATGAAAAAGATAAGCTTGAAATGATGAAAAAGTATAAAGAAGGTTACGGTTTTGATTGGTTTGTTGGTAATGAAAAAACATCATTAGAACTAGCACTTGAAAATATTAATAATTTTAAAATAGTTGATGTTATGGAAAGAGTAGAAGTTTTTTGTGAAAAAATAAATCAATGGTTTATAGATAATCATAATATAAAAATAGATTTTAATTTTAATGAAAAAATAAATGTAGGAGATTCTAAAATTGAAGGTAGAAAAACATCTTCTGAATATTTTATAAATTTATTAAATGAAAATGAAAAAGATAGGATATTAGAATTAAACAGCATTGATTTTAATATATATAATTTTATAAAATCTAAAGGATCAGTCAATGATAAGAAGTAATAATGCACCTAAAAAAGAAAATGAAGATTTTAATTATAAATTATTTGCGACTTTTAATGTAGATAATATATTAAGTAATATAAAAAGTTTTAACAATGAATGGTTAATCTATACTGAAAGACAAGATGCTTTATATAATGAAAGAAGAAATCCTCATTTATACACAAACACTTACATAATACAAGACCACCCTTTGACTTGGAAATTTGGATCTAAAATAAATTCTATTATTAAAGATCATCATTTAATAAATACAATGTCTGAAATTATAAAAACTTTAGAAGAGGATGTAGTTGGTAAAGTTGCCAGGGTTTTACTAGTAAAACTTTCGGCAGGAAAGGATGTTACCGAACACGTAGATAGTGGAGACTATCTTTCTACAGTTAGAAGATATCATATCCCAATAATAACAAACGATAGTGTTTTTTATACGGTAAATTCCGAAACGATAAACATGAAAAAAGGTGAATGTTGGGAAATAAATAATTTAAAGCCACATTCAGTTTTAAATAACAGTAATGAAGATAGAATTCATTTATTAATTGATATTTTGCCAGAATATTCTTTTAGGTCTACAGAAAATTTTGATAAAAAATATGACTTAAGAATAGTTGATAATTTTATATCCGACGAGGATGCTGATTTTTTTATAGAATATATAATTAAAAATCATCACAATGAAAATAAATTCCCCCCTACTAGGGGAGCCATAGAATTTGGAAGACACAGATATGAAGCCAATATACCAGAAACAGTACCTTTAAAAAATCATGAAGAAATAGTAGATAAAATAAAATTTTATTCTAATAAGGTTTTACAAGAATTTCGTGATCTGTACAACGAAACAGAGCTTTATACAAGTGCTTTTTGGCTAGCAGAGCTAGGTAAAGATACTAAATTGCCTTTTCACTCTGATAATCATTATATGTCAGAACATCTTTACAGAAGTTGCGTAATATATCTTAATGAAGATTATGAAGGTGGTTACATAAGGTTTAAAGATATACCGTTAACTTATAAACCAAAAAAGTTTAGCGCAATATTCTTTAAAGCAGATATGGTTCATGAAATTACAAAAATAAAAAATGGAATTAGGTTTGCATTACCAGTATGGGCATCTATAGATAAAAAATGGGATATTTTTTCAAATGACCAAATTAAATCTAATAAAAATTTTTTTAACGATATTAGAGAGGCAAAAAAAAGGTTTTTATCTAATGAGTAAAGATGTAACAATTATTAATGATTTTATAAATAATGAAGATATTTTATTTTTCATAAATTATATAGATAGAAACTGTAACAACGAAAATTTATTTAGAAAAAGAATTGGAGTTGCTTACAATAAAGGTTTAGCTTTTAGAGCTATTTTCCCTGATGAAAAGCCACCATTTTTATACAAAGAAATAGAAGAAAATATAAATAAATACTCAAAATTATTTATTAATGAAGTAAATAAAATATCTAAAAATAAAAATTTTTTTTATGGCGTATCAATAACTAAGCTCTCAGAAGATATTCACTTTAGAATACATAAAGATGTTCATAATACACTAACAAGCCTCAGCTATAGTGGAGTTTTATATTTAAACGATAATTATGAGGGCGGAGAAATATCATTTTTAGAAGAATTTTATCCAACTTCTAATTTTCCATTATATGATAAAGAAATGGGAGGGTTCTGCTATAAGCCAAAGAAGTCAGACATGGTTATTTTCCCATCTGATAAATGGCATGGAGGCACAAAGATAGTTGGAAGCCACAGGTACTCAATTATATTTTGGTCGACAGAAAACAAAAAATATGAATTTCAGGGTTTTGATTCAGAAACAGTTTGGGATGATGTAGAAAAGAAGGTGTTAAATGATAGTGCCAAATGAAATTGCTGGAGGCTGTATAGCAATTTTTAAAAATGTTTTTTTAGACCCTAAAAGCATTATAGACGATTTAGAAAAAGAAAGCACTTTACTCTCTGAGCAAGAATCCTGGCAGTGGAAAAAAACAGGAACAATTAGTCATGGCACTGACCAAAATATGAGAACTAACTTTTCGTTGCCAATAACCAAAAATGCAAAAACTGGAAATGAGACTGCTAAAAAAATCCATAATTTAATTTTTAATAAAATAGAAAGCGCAATAGAATGGTACAGAGATAATTATGGAATACCATCTAGGCTTTATCATGAGCCTTATACAATTTTAAAATATAGCTATCAACAAGAATATAAAGCGCATTATGATGGGACTACTCAAACAGCGAGAGCAGTTTCTGTAGTTATATACTTAAATGATGAGTATGAAGGTGGGGAAATAGAATTTCCAAATTTTGAATTTAAGTTAAAGCCAGAAGCTGGGACTATGATTGTTTTTCCATCAAACTTTGCCTATACACACATAGCCCATCCAGTAGATTCTGGTATAAAATATGCAGTAGTTACATGGCTACATGACTGGCTATCCCCAGATGTTCCGCAGTTTCCAATAAAAAAATCTTTGCTAAATTTAGGAATTATAAAAAACATTGACTAATTTTTTTATTTAATGTATAATATAAAAAAGGAGATTTTTAGTGAATATACAAAAGGAAATAGAAAATTCAAAAGAAGTAATTCATTACAAAAAAGCTTTAATCCATAATATGGATTGGAATGAATATATAAATATTTTAAATGAAAAATTTAATTCTGAACCAAATTCTAATATGCCATCGGATAGGGTTAATGATCCACGATATGTTAGAAAGTATAATGTTGGACAACTAGAAATTGTCATGTATAACAAACTTGATCCGCTTATACAAAATTTAAAAACAGAAACAGAGTCTGGTTCTATAAAAAAAATTAAAGAGTTTTTAACAGAAAATAATATAAATAAATATGCATTAAAATGTGTGGCAAATTTAGTGGGCAAAGAAAATGATTATTACATACATTATGACAATAATGATGTTTTATCCTTTCATTTGTTAGGCAGGGCAGAGTATAGAATATACAAAAACATTCCAGAATCTGAAATGCATAAAACTGAATCATCGTCACCTTTCGA